CAGTGCCTAGTCGAATACGGCGTTGCTCGGCTTCACGCATACCGGCTCTAGCCTGAGGGATCTTACCTAGTGTTTCCCGCTCAACCCTTGCACCAGCCTGTTGAACTTGACGCGCACGCTGAAGACCGAAGTACTCAGGATCAAAGTAGTTAGCACCTTGAACCAACGAACGGGCGGCATCAAGTTTTTCTCTAAACATTTCTTGGTTTGTAGAACGAAGCGTTTCAAGTTCTTGACGCTGTTGGTCAAGTAATTGTTTTTCTTCGGGGGACATACCTTCAGGTGCAAGATAAGTACCAGCAATTTGACCGGCAGCACGGAGAAGGAAATCAGCCTGTTTCTTAGGATCAGTAACATTCTTAACAAGTTCAGAGCCAGCCTTTTGAACGCCCGTAACAAGACGATCACCTAGTGTGCCAGTTGAACCAGCAGTTTGTGGAGCAGAAGTAGGAGCAGTGCTAGGAGCAGTGCTAGGAGCAGTGCTAGGAGCAGTTTGTGGAGCAGGAGCCGCAGGGGCAGTAGCAGTATTAAGTCCAGCACCCTCAGCACCTTGAACCGCAGGAGTCGTACTAACTATTTGTCCTTCAGTATTTGTAACGATTGTTGAACCATCACCTAAAGTTTGAATAGACGATCCATCATCAAAGGTTTGTGTACCCATCCGATAAGCAGGGGCAGATGTGCCAGATAGTTGTGCGCCAAGATCAGATGCAGTTTGTGCAGCGGCTTGTGCATCTAAACCACCTTGAACAGCCAGACCAGTGGATTTGTCAACAACATCATACAGACCAGTTTCTACGTTATAGGAAGGAGTAAAGCCTGATGTAGCGCTAACAGGGGCTTGAGAACCAGCACCAACGGCAGCACTAGCGGGAGTATTTAGCGCACCCGTAGCAGCATTAATCCCTTGGTATCCAGAGATACCACCGCCAATAGCACCAAACAATGCGCCACGACCTGCGTCTTGTCCAGTTACTTTAGCCGCCACAGCACCAAGGGCAGCACCTACGATACCGCCAGCAATCGCACCAGACGCACCTGCCGCAAACGTACCGGCTAGGGCAGTACTAACTGCACCTGAAAGACCGATAGAAGAAGCAATTGCCGGAGCAAAATAAGGAACAGCCACGGCTGCGGCCACAGCCACTACGGCTTTGAACACATTACCACCACCTCCGCCATGCAGTGTAGGTTGTTTGTGCATCAGCGAGTATGCGATGGGGTTTAGTTTATGCGGGCCAGCGCCACCAAAGGCATCAAGCGGCATGTACTCAAGTTCAAGCCCATAAGGGGCGCGGGTAGTAATAGACATTTAAGCCTCCGTCAAATTAAATCTCATGTGTGTATACACATGATTAAATCCATATCGAGAAATGACACGCTCCATTGCTGGGGATACCCATCCCTCAATGGCTCGGACACCGTTCATGTAAGCCCAACCACACAATCTTTTCCAAAACTTTTCAAAAAAGAAGTCAAGATCAGATCCGCCAAGTGCAAGAATGTTCATAGCCGGTAGCCTTGGGTATTGGACGATTTCAAGGACAACCACCAACTTAACGTCAGGTGAGATGCACTTATCATTCTTGACAACAAAAACATAAAACTTGCCTTGTAAAGCAAGTGTGTAAATGTCATCAGCGGTAATCTCTCCATGCATGGATCGTTTGATGCACTTCTCCACAAGTCCTTTGGCTTTAGGCCAATACTTGTCAAACTGTTCCTTGGTGCTAAGTAGTAGGGCATCGTAGTCTTCCAAGGGTATCGGGTCGAATCCGGGTGGGTGCGCCATTAACTAGCCTTTGGTTTATTGGAGTATGCCTCCAACAACTTATCAAAAAACTCTGTGCCTTTTGCTTTTACAACATGAGCAGGGATTACATACTCACCTGCGGACACACGAATCGGGATGCTATCGCTAGTACCTGTACCAGCACCTTTTACTTTACCGCCCATTGCAGCATGATCGCCAGCAGTAACAACACCACCATCACGCATCTGAGGCAACTCAGAAGGATTAATCATTGGTGCAGTACCCATGCTGCCACCCATACCCATCTGCCCAATCATTTGCTGAGCAGCACGGAAAGCGATAATGATCGTAATAACTAGACCTTGATCGAAGTCAGTAGGAAGATCTTGCTCACTAGCCAGTCCTTGTTGAATTGCAAAACGACGCAGATACGGATACATGTCAGGATTTTGTAAAGCAGTCATAGCCAACTGACCACCTTGATTCATTTCTTCAGGAGTCAACTCACCCGTTTGATAACCAGCCATAATGGCTTGTTGAATCTCAGCCACGGCTTGTGGTTGCGTACGCATAAATTCTTGAATCTGCATCTCAATCATCTGCGGAGACATATTCTCTTGTGGTTGGGCTTGCGGGTTCATACCAGCGGGGCGTACGGGCGCACCGCCTTGTCCGACCATTCCGCCTTGGGCATATGTGGGTTGAAGTCTGAAGTCGAGTGCAGGAAATTGTGGGTTCACGGCAGTAGTCCCCATAGGAAAAGATTGAATGGCACGTTCATTAACAGCAACTTGTGGGGATCCAGACCCCATAAGGCCGGTCAAAGACGCGGGTAGATCAAGTGAATTAGTAGAAACAGGCAACTCCGTAGGTAGCGCAGATGGCGCTGGAGTCATTACAGGAGCAGGAACACTGCTCAAATTTGTTTGTGCTGGGCCAGCGACAGTAGGTTCGGCTGGCTGAGGAAGCGCAGCCGGAGCCTTTTGTTGCATATTTAGAATTGATAAAACCGGATTCGCAGCCCTAGCCATAACTTACCCTTTCAATTGTACGATCATGGTATTAACCACTGACCTCAAATAGGCAACGTCGTTTGCAAGTTCTTGGACATTTAGAATCAACTTTGCAAAGTCGTCCAAATCTGCTACGTTTTGCCCGCTAATAGTATACCCTTTACCTTCGGCTGTGACACGTTTCATATTCAATTCTCGTGCCTCATTTACCGTAATGTCAGACCGCACAACCGCCCGACTTGCTAAATCCGCTTCCCCCCGAATACCACAAAGCAACTCCACGTTTTCTTTCATGGTGTTGGACAACTGGTTTTGCCACTCGTTAAGACCAGTCGGCACGGCAGGGATGGCTGTAAATCGTCCGGGCATTAAGCAGTCCTCAATCCATAGGGAGTTTCACCAATATGAATGGCACGGACTCTAGCCGAACCAGACACACCAACTTCAAAGGTATCCGAGCGGTAGCCAGTAGGGAGGCGGAACACTTCATCGCTACTTACTGTGGCTTGGAATACAAGCACTTTATCAACCCACAACTTAAATGTGATTGGTAGAGTACCCGGAATTGGTTTTAACGACCGTGTAAGGTTATCACCATTGATTATGGTAGAGTTCAATGTGCCGTCGTTTTGAATACGAATCCCAAGTGAGGTCGTGCGGTCATAGGGGCCATTAAGATCCCCTAACCCTTTAAGACAAATGACCGTACCAGAAGTATCTGCGGTAGTGCTGACCGTAGAACCCACATCAGCAAAAGTAAAGGTCGTCGAATTTACGACAGTTATCTCAACCTGTTGGGCATTAAATGTTGAGGCCGTACCACCCGTAAATCCAGAGATGTCAACTTTTGAACCAGTAGCCAACAAATGCGGCGTTGCAGTAACAATGGTTGCCACGTTAGCATTACGGGCATATGAGGCTGTCTGTGTTGGGGTAGAGTAGTCCTCCCAAACTTGAGCGTTATAGGCGGGAACCCCGGCGTTGTAGGCTGTAATAGCATCAGTTTCAGCATCGGGGGTCGCATAGTCCGCAATAATCCGTGCTGCGCCAAGGTTTAGAAAGTCTTTGGTGATGATGGTTTTAGACTTCCATTCCATTGCTCCAAGAGGTTGAGTCTCTAAGTCCCACTTATACAAGTTACCTAGGGAATCCCCTATGTAGTAGAAATCGTTGGTCAGAGGGTCATACCACGAGGCTGTAAACTTATAGTTAATCTGGACAAAGTAGCCACCGATTCGGTCATCTCGCTCAAAAATAAATGAGTTCAAAGCGTGGGAGCCAAAGTATTTGCCATTGTAGAATTTACCCACAATGGTAGAAGGGTCAAGTGTTTCGTTCCATGTGTCCCAGTCGTGAACCAGTTTGGTCATCACATCCATACCAGCCGACGGATTGTAAAGCGCCATACCACCGTAAGTGGCGTAGGCTACACCGTAACCCATATTGACAATTGACCGCTTAGACACACAGGGAAGCAAGGTATCAATACGGGCAAACGCCATAGTCGCAGGATTGTTCCCCGAAACTTGATATGGGTACTCCTCAGTTAAAACAAGAACATATCCCGCAGTGGCAGCAATCCCAACGATCTCGTCTTGGAAAGTTAGGGCATATTTTTCCGGCCATGCATGGGGTAATCCCGGCTCAGAAAAGTACAACTTGTTGCCAGTAAATCCCACCAAGATGTTATTTTGCACCGCAGTAAGACCTTGCAAATTTTCTGGTGGAGGATCGTAGTCGTCCGTAAGCAGTACATCAAAGAGCAAGGTAGAGTCAAAGTCATCAGTAAAATCATATGACCCATCACCCCAATAACGGGCGGTAGAAGTCGGAGGATTTTCAGAGACATCGTGATAGAGCGTGCCGGTAGTATCAGCCGTTGTAGCCGTAGTAGCAGCCGTCTGAGCGTACTCAAAAGTGTAGTCATCAATGACACTGGTAACTATACCGCCTGTAATGTTAAACGATGTATCAGTGCAACCACTAAGTTTGAAGCGATCATCCACCACTAAGTTGTGGTGTTTTTGTAGTTTGACGCGTGAAACATTGGCGGCTCGACTAACTGTGGCAGTTGCAATTGGGAACCACAGGGTCTTAAGTAGATAGTAGTCCGTACCAGAAGTCGAAGGTAAAGTTCTATACAGCCGTACTCCGCCGACAAAGTAGTTAGCCGAAGGAGTAGCCGTAGGCAACCCAGTAACAGTTACTGTTTGCCCCTCTTTAATGTACAGCGCCGTAGATGGCTCAGAAGCAATAGACTCCTCCTCCCACGGGGTGTACCAAGTAAACACATAAGTACGGGTTTGGGTATTACCAGCCAGTGAGACACGACCAGCCGAGTCAGCCGTAGTTGAGACTGCTGAACCGGGGTTAAAGTAAGTAAAGGTCGTGCTATTGACTACCGTTACTTCGACGTTGGTAGCGTTAAAGGTCTTACCCGTAGTCGTTGTAAAGTCACTAATCGTAACAATATTGCCAGTACGCAAGCCGTGAGCAGCAGAGGTAATGATAGTGGCAGTATTACCAGCGTCACGAGCGTAAGAAGTTGTGGTCTTCTGAGTAAAAGAAGTTGCACTCGTGGTAAGAATTGTCGTAGGTAGCGGCAGTCCTAGATAGTAATAGTTGTTTGGGTATGGCTCTCCAGTAGCAGTAGCCAGTTCATAGTTCGATACCTTCGGCACACCATCGCCGGTGTAGTAAAACCGTTGCTCCTCGTCATTTGAATCAGAAGCCACGGCAATATCCACATCGTTAAGCCAAGTCAAAAACTTTAACGCCCCTGTACCGGGAGTACGCAGGGCATACAAAGTTTTAATCACGCCTGTACGCCCAACGCTACCTGCTTGAAATGGCGCACGGTAGGGGATCAAGTCGCCTGAATACAACTTGGAGTTAAATGCTAACTGAGCAGCCGAGTCCGGCAGCAACTCCGAAGCAATTTTCGGTGCTTCTCCAAGAAACTTAACGATCTTTACTGCGGCCATATTAGGCAACCAATCCGGGTAGATAAACCGTCTTGCCGTCTTTTTTGACAGCCGTTAGGTTTTGTTTTTTCAAATTTGCAGGGTCATACGATACATGCACCCAACCTGAATCAGGGATACCCGGAGTATAGAACTCAAGAATCAGTTGCGTATACTGCAAGTTATCCATAATCCAAATGGCTAAGTCCGCGTTCGGGATGCCGGGGATTTCGATGTCCGCCGCTTGCCCTTTGCAGTGGTCGCTGGTTTTGGAGCCACCGACTTTGGCGTTGACTTCCGGGTGACGGAAGCCGGAGTTGACTTTGACCCCCGTTTTGAAATGCTCTCTAACAGGCTGAAGAACCTGTTCACATAGTTGCTTAAGATTTTCAATTTCAGTCTCCCCCGGCGTATTGTCCATGTCGTGACGCAACGCCGTTTCAGATTTAACCAGTTCGGCTAAGGAAAAATTACTTGTCAGTTGCATCTTTTTTCTCCTTAGACTTCATATCCATGATCTTCTCAAGGGTACGACCGCCGAAATAAAACGACATGATTAGCATGCCCCACTGCCCAAGCAGTTCGACATAGTTTTGATTTACCTCAATATCCCATGCCGACATCAAGCCAAAGACAGTGTAAGTCACAAGGATAAATACCAGTGTCATGGGGCGAATGTTCTTAGACAACCACGAGTCCGACTTCATGTCAGCCTCAGCCCGTTTAGTCAAGTTATCTTGTTCATTCATGTCTGCTTGCAGTTGGGCAAGTTCGCCCTTTTGCTGCATTTCAAGAAGTGTGGCTTGGGCTTTAGCCCTTGCTTCTGGATCAGGCAATACCTTATCTAAAACCTTTTCGCCAATTGATAGTAGTGCGGCTATTGGAAACATTATTTTTTCTCCTTTGCTAGTATGGCCGAAGCAATCTGTAACATAGCCTTAGTCTGTTCTAAGTTAGCAGGAGGTGTAGCCCAACCAACTGTAATCTGCCCAATAAATCGATCATGCTCAGGAGGAATACTTATCCGACAGCCAAAAGTCATGCCCTTCTCTATATACCAAAGTCCAATCTCAGACTGGGCAACCTTATACTCGCCACATGGGATTTCATTCGCCATCATGGTTACTACATCTTTATTGTTGTTAGCGTTACCGCTAAACAACCCAACATCTAATCCTTCAACTGTCTTATCCCGCCCTTCTTTTGTATAGGCACGGAACAACACCCGACTATTAGTAATAGGGTTTACCTTAAATATGGCGACTACTTGAGCGCCTGTATGCTTGAACAAATGAGTAGCCGCATCGTCTACTCGGCCTTCAGCAATCTGCGGAAGTTTCTGATGTTCTTTATAAGTGCCTACAATTAGTTCCCGATTGTCGTAAACGAAGTAACCAGCGAACGCTAACACAGCCATAATAATCAGGGCGAATAACTTGAACGGCGAGTCAACGTACGCCAACACTTTAGATAGTGTGTCGTTTGCGTTAAGTTTTTCTTCTGCCATTACCATGCCCCTGTTGCTTTAAGAATTCCGTAAACAATTCCAGCAAATAGGAATATAAGGATCCACATTAGCCGCTCCTCGGCTCGCATCCGCTGAAACTCGTGGTCAAGCGTCTGCCTTTCCTTACGCATTTGTGCAACTAATGCTTTTACTTCTCCTACTGCGGCTTTACCAAACTCAATACTTATGTTCTTATACATCTGTTCTTCAGCATCTTTAATCTTTCGTACCTCACGATACTCTGTGGCTGCATCAACAAAGACCAAATCACCACGACGCTCAAGTTGTAACTGTTTCTTTTTCCACGCAATCCTTGCTCGTGCTTCCTCATCAAGGAAGGAGTTGACCTCGGCCCCAGTCTGTTTGATTTCCCGACCGACTTTGATTGCTTCCTTGATACCGCCAAGGGCTAAACGAGCAACTTCGGCCGGACTCCCCGGATCTGGTAACTGACTCAAGATTCATCTCCCGTCCCTGATAAGTAGGCTATTACTTGCCTTTTTTCATGCACTTGCCCATTGCCTTACACTTTGCAGCGTTGGGACAGCCGGGACAAGGTTTGAAAGTCATACCACCTTTGGCGTAACCCATTGGCTTAGCGGCGACTTTCTTTGCAGCAGGTTTCTTTTTGCCCATCATGGTCATACTCCTTTAAGAACGATAGCCACAAGGATACCCGCCATACCGACTATCAAAGCACCGGCGGTTTTAATCATTAGAGACTCCAGCCGATCAACGCGCTGGATAAAGGTGTTGTACCGCTCTGCACAAACGGCTTCATGCGAGGTCAGTTGCACCTCTAATTCATGCGTTGTTGTTGCCACTTTCGGCCTCCATTACTGCTTGGGTTTGGTCAATTACCGGAGGTAAATCCGGCTCTACGATTTCAGGTTCAATAACTAATACACATCCCTCAGGCACTTCCTCACACCGAGCAAGCGCACCGTTGGGGAACATAACTAAAGGTTTGCGTGTCATGCTGTAAATGTTCCAGATGATGTGAATGTATGATAGGTATAGCCACCGGAGGATGTAACAGTACCGCCAGTGCCTTTTTGTGAGCCAAGATAACGAATAATAGCGATGCCTGAACCACCGCTGCCGCCGCTAACAGTAGAAGCATTTACACCACCACCACCACCTCCGCCGCCTGTGTTAGGAGTAGCATTAGACGGTGTTCCAGTAGAAGTACCGGCTGACCCGCCGCCGCTGCCACCTGAGCCACCGGGATAAGTGCCGTCGTAACCAGTACCAGCGCCGCCGCCACCGCCAGCATAAAAAGTCCCAAGGGATTTCCAATTTATTCCATTACCACCATTTCCGCCACCAGATGTTGTTCCAACAGAACCTGCGGCTCCTGCACCGCCGCCACCGCCCGCGCCATAACCGGGAGCAGCACCCCCTCCCGCATGGTTTCCACCAGCGTTACCTTGCCCAGCAGTACCTGCTCCTCCAAGTCCGGCATAAGCGCTGCCGCCGCCTGAACCACCGCTGGCCCCATTTGTTGTATTGTTATATGACCCGCCGCGCCCACCGCCAATTGCGGTTTGAGAAAACAAAGAACTATTTGTCCCATTAACAGCATCTGAAGAACCTGCAACAGTACCAGCACCGCCGCCGCCAATAGTAACAGTATAAGCAGTCCCAACAACAGCGGTTGCAGAAGAATCTATAGCACCTCCTGCACCGCCGCCGCCGCCATTTCCTACAAGCGATGATGAAGTTGAACCTCCACCGCCACCACCTCCGGCAACTATGAGATACTCAACAGAATAAGTTTGGAGCGGCCATTCGCCACCGCGTAATGCGTTACGGACTTCGTTTAATTTCCAAATTCCGTCCGCAGAAGATGTAGAAGGATGTGGCATTACGAAATCTCCTCGTAGGACACGATGATCTCAAGGTCGCCTGAAGCCGAAGCCAGTGCTGTAATCTTGTCACCTTCTTCGAGATAAAGTGCCTTACTCAGAACATCAAGCGTTGCATCAAATGGCACAGTAATCGTATGTGCAATTTTGTATGTCGTTGTATTGTCAGCGTTATAAAACCCAACAGTTGCATCAGCGTTTGCTGCACCATCTACGTTGGCTACAAGAATTGCGTTGACCTTAAAGACTTTACCGCTACCTGCGGAGTTAGTCACAATGTCAGCACTAGAGGTAGTCAGTGCTGCTCCAACGGTTTTACCTGTAATGGTTGCTACGTTCACGATGTTTGGGGCTGCCATGATTATTCTCCTAGAGCGGGTACTTCGACCCAGTTACCTTGTTGTTCATCCCACTGATAGTATTTGCCATCATTGGGCATCTGTGTTGGAGCATCCCAAAGGCATGTCTGCTCGTTGAGAACCCACTGTGAATATGGTTTAGGCGGTATGAACGCATCGCGTGATGGGTCATATGTGTACCCAATTCCGGCATAGTTTTTACGCAGCGGGCGACCTTCAGGATGGTCACCACCACGGGTGTTATAAGAAGTCTGTACCCAAGAAGATGCGTCAGGTAAAGTATCAATAAAGTCTTGTTCTGCAACAATAACTTGCTCGACAATACCCTGTGCATTGACTCTAGCAAAATGCGCCATGCTATCCCCCAAACACAATTGCCATTGCGATGGCTTTACCCGTCGTCGCTCTGGCTGCAAATTCATCAAAAAGCGCCGCAACTGGGCGCAACTCAAAACGATCATTGGTACTAAAGGCACGGGCAGTAGTGCTGTCTTGACCTCGTACAACTGTCATGGTGTCAGTAGACCGAGCGGTTACTTTCACAATTTCAAGATTGTTAGTCGTGTCGATCAGCGTAGCAAAGAAATAGTCGCCAGCGGACAGCGAGGGAAACCGTGCGCCCTCACCAGCGTTAACAACAATTGTTGTGTCCGAACTGGTAATACCAGCGTTTAGCGTACCGAAAGCGTTATTGGCGACTTTTAATCCCATGACTTACTCCTTAGGGTACTTGGCTTTGACAGCCTGTACCTGCGCGAGCATTGCAGCAGCCGCATCCCCACCTTTCCACAGTGCGTCAAGTTGGTCGCCGATGGGTGGATACTCTTTTGCTCTGTTGCGAGCGTATTCTTTAGCCCTATGTGCGGCTAATAGCCGGGTTACTTCAGCATTTACTTCGGCTTCGGATGGCTTAGTTTGTTGTGTATCTAGCCAATCAATACCGTCGTAGTTGTCCCCATTAAGAGACCATTGAGCGCCGGGGCGTAAACTTTGTAGTGCCGAGGCTATCATGGTGCGACCTCCAGTAAAAGAATAGTTGAGGCAAAACGACCTCGGTTAGTTTGGTCAGCGTCATCACCAGATGCGTTAATCCTTGTAGTACCGCTAACAAAAGAACCTGCTTGAATTTTGTAAGTTACTGACGAAGTAGTCCCCGGAGAATCTCGATATGCAATAGAAACAGAAGAAGAAACTGCGGAGTCATAACCAACGCGCATATCGTGCGTTGCAGTAAACCTAGTACCGATACCCGATGAACTTCCTACTTGAATTGGTGTTGAATCTCTTACCAGTCGAACAGCACCCATATCACCGCTATTAGAAACTACAACTGCGCCTAAAACCATGATGTAGTTACTCGCACTTGTCGGGGTAATTGAGACACTTAGCCCGGTAACATCAACATAAGAAGTAGATGTTGTACTAAAAGTATCTTGTTTGTAAACAAACTGTGATTGCACCAATCGTTGTGTTACAGTTCCAAAACTTAAAACTCCTGACCCATCAGTTTTCATGAACTGACCGTTTGTACCATCCGCAGAAGGAAGTGTAAAGTCAAAACTACTTGCAATAGATGCTGCGGCTTTTAATCCAACATAATGCGTACCATTGTCTGTATCTTCAGATAGTCGGATTATTGCACCACTTGAAGAAGTACCCGGAATAACTAAAGTACCGCTGGCTATTAGTTCATTAGCCGACTCCGTAATACCGGCGGCCGTAACTCTCAACTCAATGCGATCACCTGTGCTAAACGCACGAGCAGTCGTCGATTCTTGTCCGCGAACTACAGTTAATACATCCGTCGAACGTGCTGTACACTTGACAATCTCTAAGTTGTTAGAGGTGTCAATTAGTGTGGCATAAAAGTAGTCACTGCCAGACAGAGATGGGAAACGCGCACCCTGCCCGGTAGTCAGCGTAATGCTTGTAGCCGAACTGTTAATTCCAGAGGCTAGTGTCGCATACGCGCTATTTGCGAATTTAATTCCCATCTCGTACTCCGATTAGTTAACAGTCACTGTCCAAGTGATACCAAGCGTATCGGCTGCACCCTTGTTAATCACTGAGAACACAGTACGGCAAAGCATTGTGCCGCCAGACGAAGCATTAAAAATACCTGCCTCAGTAATTGCGCCAGTACCAGTACCGGCAGGGAATGTAGCCACATACGCTACGCTGTTGGAAGTAACAGTAGTTGAAGTCAAAGCAACACGCCCGGCTTGAGTTTCAAGAGCAGTATCGCCAACTGCCGCAGCGGTTGTACCTGTACCAATAGCCATGTGTGACATGACATTAGACGAAGTACCTTCCATGCGGGAAGCAATAAAGTTTTTACCGGCGGTCACTACGAGGTTGGGGACAACAACTTCATGTTTGACATTGCCCTCCGGGTTGGTCACGGTGATCCGTAGTTCACCTTTCATCTTAACAATATCGTTAAACATCTTTCTCTCCTTATAGGATCGGGGTTTGGTTAAAGTAGTAACCACCAACAGTGCGATCACTCGCATCAGTATAGTGGAAGTTTACAACTAATCCAGCGCCGCTGGTATCAGCGTAAGTGATAAATTCACCGCCAACTAACGGGGCAGTGAGTAGTAGTCCGGGGCCATTGATAAGGCCAGTGTAATTCTCATGTGTATGACTATCGCTAGAACTCTGCATGTAATCAGAGTTAAACATTCCATTACCTAACACTTCTGTATAGTCAGGTACGTTTGTCGTGTAGCGATGAAACACAAAGCCGTTGCCATCCGCCATCGACACGTAGTCAGGGTAGATTGGCGTGGTTTGCCCAAGGATTAGTATGGTTGAGATCGACTCAGCCATCGTGACAGAATCAGTCAGTACCTTGGAAATTGCAAATAAATTTAGAACATCCGTTGCTGTCGCTGTATCGGTCAGCCCTTTGCCAACTGTAAATGTGTTGATGGCATCGGTTGGAGTAGATATAGAATCAGTCAGAACCTTAGCAGGGCTGAAGGCCATAGCCTCAGAAGCCGTAACCGAGTCAGTCAATACCTTACTCACTGAAGCCACAACAGCATCAGAACCAGTCACAGAATCTGCTAGGTCTGGTTTAGTAACACTCTTAGCAGCCGCATCCGTAGCAGACACCGAGTCACTACGGGTAGTATCTAGGCTGAACGCCTGTGCATCCGCCATCGAAACGGGGTCTGGGTCAGCGTCAGCATCGGTAACGTCATAGTCAAACGCATAGCCGGGAGTCTTAGCCACGAACTCAGTCATCGTGACTGAATCGGTTAGGACTTTATCGACCGAGATAGTATTGATTGCATCTGCAATCGTTGCCGAATCACTAGGGTTTTTACCTATATTGAATGGCCCAAATGCGTCGGAGGCTGTAACTGTCTCTGTCTTAACCAGTTCAGGTGAGCGGAAGGAAGTATCTGTTGCGGTAACAGTCTCGGCAATATTACCTTTTGTTACGTCAAGCGCTGCTGCTTCCGTAGCCGACACACTATCAGCAACAACTTTACCTGTGTTAAATTGATTGATCGTGTCCGCCGCGGCCGTCGCGTCAGTCAAACTCTTGCCAACATCTTTGGTGTTGATTGTTTCAGATGCGGTAACTGCGTCTGACGAGGCTTGCCCAATATCTTTGACATTTACATCAGACGCAGTAAGCGTTTCTGTTAGGGTTTTCCCTATGCCCTTTACATCCGCATCGGCTATGTTGATTGGGTCTGGGTCAACATCTGGGTCAGATGGGTCAAAGTCTACCGTACCACTAAATATCTTGACGCTGTTCTCAACAATAGCCACCGAGTCAACAGCAGTAGCCGTAATATCAAACGCTACGTTATTGACATCCGTTGCAGTAACTACATCAATGAGGACTTTGTTAATGTCAAAGACTCGGAAATCAGCCATCGTTACAGTCTGTTCTTCCAAGTACTCCATTGGCACAACAAACGCCGAGACTGCAATAACTTGGTTAGGCTGGGCTGAAACTGTGGTCGAGTATGTGCTTACGCCAGCAGATACCGTAGCCGCCGCTGGGGTGGCTAATAGTACTGACGATAGCGCGTAAGCGACTCGAATGTTTGCCATTAGAAGTTCGCCCTAACTGTAAAGCGCAGGGTATCAAACACTGTCTGCAACTGACCATTGTAGTTAACCACAATCTCACCCTCATACATGCCGGGGTCTACATTTAATACGTTGCCTTGAAAGTCAAACTGCACCTGACCGGTAGTACCGCCGCTTAACTTTGTACAACTTATTGTAGATAGAAGCGTGGTCGTACCAGCAGCACGGAACTTAACAGATACAGTCGTTGTCCCCAACGACAAGTCAATCGGCGTGCCGGTAATGTCATCCGTCAAAGTGAGGACGATAACTGGCTTTTCATCGCCTTTTACTAATCGGATAACATCAACGGCCATAATTTCCTCACGCTAATGGGTTCATTTGTACAGACATCGACGCACGGGCTGCACCTATATTTGCCCTTGCTCTACGCTCTGTGGTCTTGTAAAGGTATTGCCTAGAGTGATACGAAGCCAACTCACGGTCTGACCAGTTTTTATCCGGCAGTACCAGTAAATGTTGCAATGCACCATGCATGATGACGTTTTCAAGATCATCAAACACATTTTTATCCATGCCTGTGGCATCTCGAAGGGGCTTTAGAGCCACAATCATCTTTAGATCGTAGTTCACCGTTGCATCGGGGAGCGGGGCAAGAATAAAATTATCTGGGTCTAATTGACAGATTAAACGGGGGGTAGCCCGTTTTGCAGGATCAAGGCTAGGCCAATCAGGATAAGCAGCATACAACTGCTCAAGAGTCACAGGATCTACTTTCTCGTTATTGACACTTGATGTCAGGAACGCATGGACTTCAGTCTGCAATGGATTTGTGTAGGGGTACTCATACACACCGGGTGTCAGTCGGATCAACGGCTGTTCGTAGCGCCACGCTAGTGTGCGCTCGCATGCCTCAATTGCAGCATCACGAACATATTGCTGGATGATTGGCTGCGGGCAGCCCGGCACACTTGGGGCTATCCGATTAACAAGGGAGAGGAATGTACGCGTAGCCATTAAATCACCTGATCGTTAGCAAGTCCGCCTTCCTCAGTGTCAGTAATGACACGACCCTGAGCGCTAACGCCAAGAGCCTGAGTAAAGGACTGTTGGAACAACTGCGCCCGATTGGAGTTGACATGTTCATTATCCACGGACTCAGCGATAAAAACTGTCGCATCAATTACAACGGGGAAGTAAGCATCTGACAACAAAGCGACCGTTGTTGTACCGTCGTACACCGGAGGTGTCTGCGCATATTCCCCAATAAGAACCTGTGCCGCTGGGGCTTTTGGGTAAATAAAGAACCGATTGGCGTTACGGGTGTGCCGCATCCAGTTAACTGTGGCAGCAGCCGCATCATTCATCCATGTAGGATAAGTTTGATCTAGCGCCTCACGATTAGTTTCCGTAATCCCTGAGCCATCTTTAACTTGGAAAATCTCCATAATACGGATGGAATCAGAAGGGGCTGATTGAAGAACTTGCCCTGCCGTAGTAGGGATTTCCCCTATGTAAGCAAAGAGGTCGGGACGCAAGACAGCAATCCGCTTCAATGCCTGATTGGCAAAGCCCAACAACACCGCATTGCTATAACGCTGCGGCGAGTTGATGTCTTGGAGGATCCGTCGAACCTCAGTGATTACATCATTGAGTATCATTCGGGTAATCCCTTAGATGCATCTGCATTGAGTTCTTCATTCTCAACAACGGGGGCCTCAGGAATCTCGTCAGCCGGGGTTTCTAAAGCCAAACCAGACTTACGACCTTTTTGTTTCTTAGGAACAAACTTCTCAGGAAATGCTTCTTCCTCAGTGACTTCCTCACAAAGAGGGTTTTCAGCCAATAGTTCCGTATAGTCATAAATAAAGCCATCACGTTTATTGCGTAGGTATCGTGCCATTTAATTCTCCTATCTAAATCGAGCCGTCTTAGCCGCTATTTTAGCGGGCTGTTTTACAAACTGTTGACCTTTTGATTTGCCAGAACGCTTTGCTTTTGTTGTAGCGGCGTACTCTGCTGGGGTCAACGCCTTTATTGCTGCCTCTGGTAAGTATCGCTCACCAGTCTTGCTAGATGGCTTACCGCTTTTGGTACGCCATTTCTGATCTGTCCAGTCTTTTAGGGACTTTTGCGGGGCTTTCAATCTTTGTACCCCCCGCCAGCGGCTTTGTATTTCTTAGCCACTAACTGCGCTTTACGGGCTGACCATTGACCAGCAGCCGTACCCTGAACTGCCGCAGCCTTAACCTGCGACACAATCCGCTTACGCAACTCAGGCTTTGTATAGTTGCCCGCTGCGTTTACTTTGGATTTTGGTTTGGCCTTGGCTACCATTTCACTTTATCCGCCCAATAAGCCGCAGACATTTTGCCTTTGGCTATGTTCTTTGCATGGCGGGCTTTGAAACTTTTTTGCCGCGCCTTCTCACTTGGCGTGCTTGGGCTAGACCCAGCGCCGCTTACACCCTGCTGACCAAAGCGAATAATCTTCTCTTTGCCGCCAGCACAGGCCTTAACTACATGAGACTTAGTAGCATGCCCCGGTGTCTTTTTCGGGGAATTACATGCCATCTCAGATTTTTTGATGACTTTAGCCATATTAGTCCCGAACTAAAATGGTTACCGAAGTAGCCCCACCAATATCACAATAGATACCAGTGGAGAATATCATTCCACCTTCGGGGATACCAAAGGCTACAACCCCTTGTTTCGTAGTATCAAGTTCTAACTTGACAGGGCCTGTTGCAGTAAGACCATCGTAAAGTTTAATGTGGTCTAAATTTCCTCCGCTAGAGGTATATAAGAAACCCAGCATCCGAATTTGTCCGGTATAGAGTACAGCATCGTTATTTGTATGTATCGAAGTAACGTCACGGGCCATAATAAAACCTCCTTAAAAGGAGGGGGCCGAAGCCCCCATCCTTACCTGCGTTTAGTTAACGTCTGTAAAAGTTGCAAAGAGACGCACAACAGCAGCGGCTGGTACAGCAGTACCAATCGTGATGTCGATAGTATCAGCAGCAGAGTACAGTTTGCCACCACTCAAAGTGGGAGCAAAAGCACCAGCCGACAGGACTGGAACACCACCTGAGAAACCGGTAGAGTTAGCGGTAGTAGCAGCCAAATAACCAGTAGCGGCAGAGCCGTCACCGATTGCAATGGTGCTAGTTACACCAGCAGCAGTCGTAACTTCCATACCTACGTTAGACACAATAGTGCCAGCGGGTACAGGAATTACTTCCAGAACGTCAGATGCAGCAAGAGCGGTTGCACTAGCAGCAGAACGCGCAGCAATGATCTTGGGAAAATCAAGAACCATTTCCACACGGACGGACTTGTTAAGGTCATTTGCCGGGTAAGCGGCTGTGCCTTTGTTAAAACCGAGAGAGTCGGTATATGTTGCCATGTTAATTCTCCTAAAAAAGTTACGAGAGGGGGCCGAAGCCCCCCGTCAATTACAGAGTAATGATACCTTGTGACAATGCCTCAGGCTTGACCACTTTGTATCCATACACTTGTAGACCACGGATGATGTTACCGAAGGTGGACTCAGAGCGAATGGTTTCCATGTTGGTCATTTGCGAAGCAAAAGTGAAGCCCATCTTGTGACCAGCGATGATGCTGAACTTGCCGCTGGAAACACTGAGGTTGTGGCTCATGTAAACCGTAAAACGGTCGATCATGCCAAGGCGACCATTACGAAGAATGGACACGCTGTCACCAGTCAAAGAAGCATCCTTAAGGTCAGACTTCTTAATCATACCGGCCATCTTGGCAGGGATAACTACGAAGCGGTTACCTTCTGGGCAGTTTGCCTCATCAAGAACAGTACCGATGTCAACAAGGTACTCCAACACGTTGGTCTTGGTAATAGCGATAGGCGAACCAGTCGTACCCAAGTCAATGTTGTTAGAGATGCGACCAGCGGTTGCACCTTTGTTGTCAGCAGAAATGTCCGGCAGAATGTCGGTCAAAACACGTTGGTCAATCTTGATCTTCATACGCTCAGAAGCGTCTTTTGACCAAGTATCCATCAGATTGATGTCCGACTGAACCTTATCCACATCGTCCTCAACGCAAGCGAAGTACTCGCCTTTGTCGATAACAAGTTGCAGTTTAGGTTTGTCAGGATTCTCAACCGACAAAGTTTGACCTTTTACATAGGTCTTGATGGTGATCTCAGGGGTAGTACGGATGTTAACCGTGTCGCCCATGTTACGAATTTCACCTTCGTAATCAGTGTTGGAAATAGCAGCCAACACAGTTGCGTCGTAGAAATTCTCGATTAATTTACCTGACCAAATCTCAGGAATGAAGTTACCCGAATAGTTCGGGCGGCCTGTGGAAACGGGAAATCCCATGATAAAACTCCTCTAATCAAGCGTTAACAGTTATGCGACCGTCTCGCTGTGCAGCGAAAATGTCGCGTTCAATGCGGTCACGCTCTGCTTCACGGCCACGATATTTACCAGATCTAACATCATTAAAGAAACCTTTAATGTCATCAGGGCTGTATGTCTTGGCATTGTTGTTCGCAGGTGTTCCGGTGTTCTTTGAACGACCCGGTGCAACCTGACGCTCCAACTCTGAAGCAGTCGCTGTCCGACGAGTGTTTTGAGCAACATTGGCTTTGCCAGTCAACTCATTCCAAGTTTGGAAGAAACTAGCAACCCGGCGTACATCAAGGATACGCTGGGCATCCTCAAGGTAAGTCTGACGGCTAATTCCAGTTAGCGGGTCAATCTCCAACAACCATGATTGAAATGCATGGTCATCGTTAATTTCGCGCCAATTGGGGGCCGCACTTGACAGGTCAGACCAGAACTGTTGCTCTGCTGTCATTGCTTGTCGGTGCGCCACTGCCTGTACCTGAGGTACGACACTGGTTTGCAACGAGCGAATGATTTGATCTAATTGAGCAATCTTCTGAGCAACCGGATAGAGTTCCTCGCGAGTCACACGACGCATAACGTCAATAGACTCACCATACTCTTGGACATCATTCTCAGTTACCAAAGGTTGAACTTGAGTTTGCTGTGCCGGTTGAGAGGATTGCTGCGAAAGAGACGCAAGCAATTGTTCCATCTGTTGTACGCGACCATTTAGTTCACGATTCTGCGAGTGCAGACGCGGAACTTCGGCGTTGTACATACCTTGTAAAGTACGCCATTTCTGAGCATAAGTCTCAGAATTGGGGTCATCTTCTTGGCCTGTACCACTGGGGGTTTGCTCATTCCCCTGCGGTTGAGCAGCGTTATTCGGTACAGCGCTCTCGTCGGCTGGTGCGGGTTGTGCGGTGTTCTCAGAAGGCGAAGTGTTGCCATCGGCAGGAGGGGTCGCCTCATTGCCATTGTTTTCATCGCCATTGAGTTGCTTGTACAACTCCTGTACGGCCTCGGTCTGTTTACGAATTTGCTCTGGTAGTGCCATGATAAAACGCTCCTATCGGTGTGCGTGGATTAGACGGCGAGTCATATCAGTTAGGACTTTGCCGCTAGTTCAGGGGCTTCTTTGGCAAACTTGTATAGTTCACCCAAAACCTGACACCGCCCTTGTAAGAGTGCCGGGTTGTTAATAGCGCTAGGCAGTTGCTCTAACTCGTGATAGCGCCATGTTCTAAGCCAGTCCAGAATTTCTGGATACTGGCGCATGGCAATGCCAAGAGCCTTTACGACTTTAGGATCGGGCTTAATCATGCAGCCCTCCCTCCAGCACCGGACACTAGATTACCTTCTTGTCCACCTTTGGGAGAACCGTCTGGTTGAGTCGGTGTAGGCGCAGGTTGTTGCTGCGACTGTGCCGCTCTCATTGCCAAAGCGTTTTTCTCTTTAGATGGAATAAGTTCATCCAGTGGCATTTGCAAACCTTTAGCCACTTCGCGAAGAATCGCGGCGCGGCCATCCTTACCAAGGATCTCCATATCGATCTGATTGGCGGTTGCATTAAGAAATTCAATACGGCGGACGTTGACGGTTTCTTTGACCGCAAGGTTAACTGCACCTTTGGCGATAACCTCAACGTCGCCTTTAATAGACTCATCCTCGTCATAGCGCATGTTGTAAACGAACTGGCGTTGGACAATGGGTTTAATCACATCATTGTCGATGTGCATGACTACTTGTCGGATTCCCTTGCCAGCCGCTCCCATGAGCATTGACAAACCAGAGGATGTACGCCCAGCACCCTGAACATTCAAGTCTCCATACAGATATGCAGGAACACCTGAGTGGTCATCAGCCAAGCGTGAAAACTTCTCGTACACACCCATGAGTGTCTGTGCGTTATCTTCGGGCTGCGTAAAGCGTACGGCTGGTGCGCTCGATCCTACTGGATCGTTCATCACCTGCCAAATCTTCCAAGGATACATCTGTGTGATGTCCTCGTTGGGAGGAATACGCTCTAAGTTTACTTCGACTTGCGGGCCACTAGAGATGCCCATATTGTTGACAAGCGCTCGCGCAGCCGCGTTACATACGTTTTGAAGGTCTTCAATGATTTCAGGGATTCCTTTACCCCAGAAAGCACCCGGACACTTAATGAATGAAGTTTTTGCATAAGGCTTTTCTCCTAACGGATCATAGTTAAGTACAGCCTTGATAACATAATTGCCAACCATCCAGACGTTCGCATCGTATTCTTGGGCTGGATCAGGGACTTCATCCTCTGACATACCCCAGTCGAGCAGCATCTGTCCGCTAACTTTGCCCCAGAACTCTAGTGCATCAAACACTTCTGTTGGGCGCATGTATGAGTAGAACTTCCGTTCTTCCTCATTTTTAATCAGTTCAACATCTTCACTGATCCATGATTGACCATTACCAATCTCAAGGACTTTACGAATAGCATCTTCGTCATACCCCGGCACACCGATCAGGTCAGACAAATCCATTCGGGTCAGTGGGTGATGTTCAAAGATGTAACCTTCGTTAATGTTTGTAATCCCCGGCTCAGGATAAATACGGAACGGATCGACGCGCTCGTACTCCGGCGCAATGCGCTCAGAGGACTTAACCACGGTACGACCGGATTCGTCTTGTTCCCAACCAAGGTATCTCTGACGACGGACAATCGGCCCTTTAACAAAGGCACATGGGAAAGTCACGAGGTCAGTAATGAAATCGTTAAACGCATTTGCCCAGCCACCTTGTGTAAACTGATCGCTAATTCGCAACTTCATACGGTCTACACGGTTCTGGGCTTCTTGCAAAATCTTGAAGCGATAATCTTGGGAAATAATCTCTTTGAGTTCTCCCATGACTTCTTGCGATGGTGCTTCTCCACTACGCTGAATCATCTCCAACACTTTGTTGGCAAAGATGTCTTGAATCTCTTTAGTTGCCTTAGGGCTAAGATCAGGGATAGGAGTAGCGCTCAAATCCCAAGGGGGTGTCCCTGTGTCAAGTAGAATGTCTCTGAGCCAAGACTCCGCTGCGCGGCACTTGACTTCAGTAATCATCATAAAAATTTCTGAGCCGCCTTGTTTACGAATACCTGCCATCTTATCGGCTTCGTATTCGCCATTACGCTGACGCATAGCCATCAACATCTTATTCTCAATAGGCTTCTTGGCTTGCTGGGCTACATCCCAACAGGCACGCAGATACTCTGCCATACCGAGGATAAAGGGCTGGGCTTGACGATCCTCTAAGGCACGATCAGCCAACATCTTCTCCTGACGATCTAACTCGTCATTGGACACTATACGAAGAAGGGTTAGTCCACCGGCCATTAGTCGTCCTTAGACAGTTTTATCATACGATCCTTTGGAGATCTTTTATCTTCTGCATCTGGTACATAAGGCCCACGAATAATACTGTCCTCAAGTCGTTTTCTTGGGGAGCGTTTATCTTCTGGGTCTATTTTGTAAGGTAGAGTCTGCATCCCCTCTGGCATCTTAATGCCACCGGGTGAGCCGTCTTTGTATCCCTTGACAAGACCGCCATCTTTATATCCTTTGACGGCCATGTTGCCCATCTTGGGATTAGTCGAGGAAAACTTTAGGCACTTCACGATGCTTCCGTCTCTGGGCGTTTGTTGCCCTTCTTCTCATGCACTTCCATGATCTGTTTGATATTCATAGCGGGCATCTTAAACTCCATCTCGTAGAGTTCCATTGGTGCTGGTTTGCCAGCCAAGCCAGAAGTATCCATCTTGGGGTTGTCTGACAGAATCGTGAACTGTTTGCCTGACTTCATAGCGTTCCTCCGGTTGCCGCACTACTACATATTGTAGTGTGGTTATAGCAGCAAGTATACATGCTGTCAAAGAAAAAAGAACCCCCTACGTTTCCGCAGGGGGCAAGAGGCGTGAAGGAGAACGCCAAGGAGGTGAAACTGCATCCTACTATATCACACATTCTAAGTCCAGCCGACTGCCGAAATGGGCTTGATTTCCCGGCGTTCGTGTAAATGACCCCCCTCGCCAATACTAGCGATATGGAGCATGAGGTATTGTAGCGCCTCAGCCACATGGGAGTGTTTATTTTTCTCAATGTCGCCGTCGCCTTTGGGTTTATACCTATATCCACCCATCATGGCAGCCTTGAGTTGAGTGCAACTGGGGTCTACTAGGAAGGCCGGATCACCGTCTACTTGACGCATCAAGTAGTCATCGACCGAGTTAATCCGTGCCGAGATGCTGTTAGTCCTAGCGGGCATGACCCTTAGCCCCTCCGCCTTAATGATGTCAACCGCCGATCTCTCATCTGTCTGCGCCCGCTGGATACCCGCAGGGTCAGTAACCACCAGTATAGGTGCGCCTCCAAACCGCTCGTATAGCAATGGCTTAAGCATTGTCCTGACAAAACGCTGTACTCCCATATCAAACGATACACACTCGCCAAGTATCAGCGCCCGACCACGGGGGTCTTGTTGTCCGATAACAGCCGCTGGGGTAAGCCCCAAGTCCATCCCGATAACAATGGGTCGAACCCCATTGTTGATATAGCGAAGTCTCTCGCGAGCCATATGGTAGTCCGGCCTGAAATACTTATACACCGGCATACCAGCCGAGGACAGCCCGTACTCTCCATCGATGTAAACCCTAATATATTCTTCGCTTCGGCCTTGGGTGTCGTAGTAACCTTCGGGGAGGTTCTCGATGTTCTCGGCGTACGCCGAGCGCCCGCTTGGCTGTTTGAATACCGCCCAACCATTATCGTTCGGAGATACGCCATCTTTAGGATCCAGCCCTTCCATCTGGTAATACCACCAAGTGTCCATTGTAGGTGGGTTAGTATCCCCCCACATCCCATGCCATGTCGGCCCCCCGTCCTTAGCCGACGGGAAACGCCCAATACGCTTAGACATCGCATCCATAATGTCAGGGTGAATGTCCCGACACTCGTTAAACCACGCGAATGTCAACTCCAACGAGTTCAAGTTAGCCACATCGTCGGCATCATCCAACGCCCGGAACATAATCTCGCACTCAACCTCGCCCACTTTGAAGAAATAGGTCTTGGTTGTACGCATATACTCCCCACAGACCCCCGGCGGGAACCAATCAAGGAAGGTTTTGATTGTAGTATCCTGCAACTGTCGTGCGGTTTCCCGCACAATAGCCGCCCGCGTCTTGCGGATGCCCTGTGCATTGGGGGTTTGTAGGGATGCCCGCCTTACAATCTCGAACGAACAGGTCACGGACTTGCCAGAACCTACCGGCCCCATCAAAACGCGCATTTTTGCGTCTGACTCCATGAACTTCGCCCCAGTTGGCGGGGGTGTGTAGTTAATATCGAGCGCCATTAGTGGGTTTCCCCTACTACCATGACCACAAACTCACGGCCGCGCTTCTTGTGCTTGCTGATTTTGGTCTTAAACGAGGCTCCCGCCTCCTTTAACGCCAGTGTAAAGTTGTTGTACTCACTTGAAGTGGTAAAAATTGCTGCCTTGAACCCGTCGTAGGTGGAATTAAGCCTGTTCGCTATGCTCAATGGTAGTGACATCCGTCGCCTCTTGTTCAATTACCTGTGCTTCATGGGTCTGACCACCCAAATTGATCGTGATTTTCACGCCTCCCCCTGCACCATCAGATACTTCTGTGTTCTTTGGCTCTAGTCCAGCCCACTTAACTGTCGATTTTATGAGGTCGGCCTTCACCGCAGGGCTAACTGCGGGGTCATGTATCAATAAGTAGGAGGTTGTTAGGAGTTCTTCGGCTTGGGCGCGGGCTTTGAGTTTGAATGTCAGCCCTTTCTCACGCACTTCGTTCTGATAATGCTCGACTTTCTTGAGAAAGATCGGGTCTTTGTTAAAGGCAAGGATGTCAATGGCCGCAATCTTATGGCGTGCAATCACTTCTTGCAGAGATTCTCCGCTGCCTTCGAGCATCAACGCCACATCGAAGGCCAGTCTGTCTGACCACTTCGTGTGGTAAAGAGGTAGGTTGTCCATACGCCGGAGTATAGAACAACTTACTGTTGTGTCAATAGGGGGACTCTAGGTAATCTGAAAATTCCGTAACTTTACACTTGGGTTTTTTGGGTCTTGGTTTAAGAGGTTGCCTACAATAAGGGGGGCGTGTCCAAAGCGCAGTCCATGTCCCCCCCCTCTCGCTCGCTCACTCGCTCACTCACTCGCTCAGGCACTAACCCG